GCTGGTTATAGCCAAACTACATTTGGAGCCAACACTTTTATTGGTTATCAAGCTGGTTACACGCAAAACAATACTTCCTCCTATACATACAACACTTTTGTTGGATATCAAGCGGGTTACGCCACAACTACCGCTGTTAAATGCACTATCCTTGGCGGCTACAACGGCAACCAAGGTGGCCTAGACATCCGCACATCCTCCAACTACATTGTTCTGTCTGATGGGGATGGGAATCCACGGGGCGTATACGATGGCAGTGGAAATTACATTGTTGGCGGGACAACAGCCACCGCCCTAAGCGGTTTAAATGCGTTCAAGACAATGGTCTCCAACACCACTTACAACGGTGTTGGTGTGGCTCTTGGTTCTGCATCTCAAATTGCTTTCGGTTCACAAGGCCCCGGAACATCCACTTACTATTACGGCTATATGCTTAATGGTTCTGGAACTAACGTTGGCACAATTCAGGTCACCAATACCGCCACGTCGTACAACACTTCTTCCGATATTCGATTAAAAACCGATTTGGGTGTAGTGACGAACACCAATGTCATTCGAGACACTGTTATCCATGATTTTGAATGGAAAACAGACGGCACAAAATCTCGTGGCGTATTTGCTCAAGAAGCAATTCTTGTCAAGCCAGAAGCCGTAACAAAAGGCGTGACGGAAGAACTTAATGAAAACGGACTTCCTAAGCATGCTTGGGGTGTTGATTACAGCAAATATGTTCCAGACATCATTGTTGAACTTCAAAACCTTCGTGCAGAATTTGATGCCTACAAAGCATCTCACCCTTAATCAACTGAAAGGAAATCTCATGTCAACCTCATACACTTGGACAGTTACCTCTATGCAACAATGGCCTAGCGGCACAAACGCTGGCTACGTTGTGAACGTCAACTGGCTGCTTACCGGAACTGATGGCACTCACACCGCATCTATTGGTGGCAACACCCAATACCCCGTTACTGACGCACAAGCTGGCTTTGAACCCTATGCAAGCCTGACTGAAGCAACCGTTATTGGTTGGGTGCAAGAGTCTCTGGGCGCACAAGGCATCGCTAACTATGAGGCGAATGTGCAGGGTCAACTGAACAGCTTGGCTAACCCCCCTGTCAGCCCAGTAACAGAACCTCTGCCTTGGGCTACTCCTGCTGCATAATAGCGATGGGCAATTTCGCCCTTTCAAAAACTACCTTTGGAGCTTTTCATGAACCAAACCGTTGGAATTACTGCTGAATTGTTTAACGCTATCGTCAACTACTTGGTGACCCGTCCCTACGGCGAAGTTGCCAACATGATTGGTGGTCTGAACCAAGCTGCTCAAGCTGTTGCCGCTCAACCCTCTAATGTGGTTGATGCAGCCCCTGCTTCTAGCGAACCACAGGCTTAAACCATGACAATGGTATCGACAGGGCCAATTAGCATTGGTGGCAACGTCACCAATGGTAGTTTGAACGAAAGTGCCGAACTGGAAATATACAACTACATAAATTTGTATAACAGTACTGGCACGGCCATTGGTTCCTTAAACGATACCAGCATGAGAACATTGGCCGGAATATCTTCCGGCGCAATATCTTTGGGCAATATGTACGGTAAAACGTACCCATTGTCTGGCACGGTTTATAGCTACACATCTGCTGGCTCTACCACACTCACCATCCCAAGTGGCAAGACACAAATGTACGTCATTGTCATTGGTGGCGGTGGGGGAGGTGGGCGTTCTTACGCTTACAACTTGTCACCTAGTGGTGGCGGCGGCGGTGGCGGTGGTGGTGGTCAGGTTATTTATCCATCAAGCGTAATAACAGTGACGCCAAGTCAAGTGATTAGCATTGTTGTTGGCGCTGGAGGAACCACCACCAACGCAGGTGGCAATTCAAGCGTAACGTATGGCAGTACGACTTTAACCGCTTTGGGTGGAACCGCTGGTGCAAATGCGCCTTCAAATGATATACGAGGTGGTAATGGCGGTAATGCAGGGAAATATGCAACCGCATCAACGTCTTCTGTTTATGCTGGAGGAATAATAACTTCTGGTAATTATCGTGGTGGCGGCGGCGCTGGAACCAATTCCAATGGCGGTAACGGGTCTAATAGAACTGGCGGCTCTGGCGGAGCAGGATATTCTGGTCACTTCTACGGAATACTGCTTAATTGTTCCGGTGGTGGCGGCGGCGGTGGCGGCGGTGGCACTGGTACCGGCGGCTCAAGCAGCAACGGTGGCGGTAATGGCGGTGATGTAAGTTTTGGTATATCTGCCACTGGTATTGGTGGAGGTGGTGGTGGCGGTGGCTATAACGGCTCAACCGGCGGCGTTATCCAAAATAATGGCGGTAGTGGTCACGCTGGCGCTGTTTACATTTATGTTCCATAATTCGGCTTACAGCGAGAACACAGCATGACCCTACTTGCCTATTCAAACAACGCCTCAACCACGTTGCAAAACCCCATCACGGCCTCGTCCACGACACTGGTTTTGGCAACAGGTACGGGTGCTGAGTTCCCTTCGCCTGGAACTAATGGCGGTTTCTACATCACCCTATTAGATGCAGCCACACAACTAACTTCTGAAATCTGCCTTTGCACCAACCGCTCTGTTGACAGTTTGACTGTTCAGCGTGGTCAGCAAGGCACTGCTGCTTTGCCTTGGGCTGCTGGCGCTATTGTCAGCCAGTTGGTGACTGCTGGTGACATGGCTAACTTCATTCAAGTTGACCAACTCCAAAGTGCTATTTATTTCACAGCTGTTGCCGGTGGTTCTGCCAACAGCATTACCGCTGCTTTGACCAGCGACCTGACTGCAATTCCCGATGGCTTGACCTTTGTGGTTGAGGCATCTGCTGCCAATACTGGCGCTTGCACCTTGACCTTGAGCTTGGGTTCAGCAATTCAACCTGCACACCCTATCGTCAAATATGGTCAAGCGCCTTTGGTTGCCAACGATATTCCTGCCCAGTATTACCCCATCTCTTTGACCTACTCAGCAGCTTGGTCGGCATTTGTGATGAACAATCCGGCCACCAGTGTGGCAAGTGCTATTGCCGGTGGTGCAGCCCAAGAAATCGTTTATCAAACTGGAACCAGTGCAACTGGCTTCCTGCCAGCGCCAACAACTACTGGTCAGATTCTGCAATACAACGGCTCTACTATTAACTGGGCCAATGTTACCAGCGCCGTGTCTTCATTCAATGGCCGAACTGGTGCTGTTGTTCCTGCAACTGGTGACTACACCCCAGCCCAAGTGGGTGCGGTTTCTCTCGCTTCGGTCACTGGTGGCAATCAAATCATTACGACAAATGGGTATCAATACCTACCAGGCGGTCTAATCCTCCAATGGGGTCAATCAAATACCTTTAGCAGCAACCCTGTTTCGGTGACATTTCCTTTGACCTTCCCGAATGCTTGTTTGCACTTCAGCGGAAATGCCATCATTCCTTTATCGGGAAGTTCTGGTGTTGACTCGGTTGTTACCACTCAAGCTGCACCTAGCAATTACGGCGTGAATGTCCGTATTGGTGGTCAAGGTGGTTCAAGCTTCTTGGTGAGTGCTGCTTTCCTTTGGTTTGCAATCGGGTATTGATATGACCACGCTTCTTTACGCCAACAACGCCCAATCAACTCTGGCCGCAGCAGTATCCAGCACGGCCACCACTGCCAATTTGGCAGCAGGTACTGGCTCCCTGTTTCCGGCTCCAGTATCTGGTCAGGCGTTTTACATGACGTTCAACGATGCGGCCACCGGCATTTTGAAAGAAATTGTTTTGGTCACCGGAATGTCTGGTGATGTGGTGACCACAATGGTTCGGGGTCAGCAAGGAACCACGGCTCAGAACTGGTCTGCTGGTGACTTTGCAAGTCAATTCTTCACAGCTGCTGACCAAAACGCAATGACGCAAAAAGCCAATTTGAGCATTCTGGCTACCGCATCTATTCCAACACCCACTGTTGCCAATACATCTTTGCATTGGAACGGCACGGCTTACGTTTGGTCTTAATTTTTAAGGACGCATCATGGCGATTACCCCTAGCAATCCCCCTACCTATATCACCAACCCTGCTGGCGCTATTCCTGTTTATATTGCCAGCAATGGTGCAACGACCAGCTTGGTGACAGGTCAGCAAACGGCCACGACTTCGGCTGTGGCTTTGGCTAGTCATGCCTTGAACGCAAGTGTTACTTTGTCAGCACCTTCCACCAATTCAGCAGTCTTGTATGTTGGCGCTACTGGTGTGACAAGCTCTACTGGTTTTGCTCTGTCTGCTGGTCAGCAAGTGACTTTGCCGGTTACCAACACCAACCTGATTTACATTGTGGCTCCAACTGGCTCTCCAGTGGTCACTTATGTTGGTGTCTAAATGGACGCTGTTGAAAAGCAAGTACTGACGACTGATGCGAGGTTAAACACGCATGAGGCGATTTGTGCTGCCCGCTATCAAGCCATTCAAGAAAGGTTTGATGACGGCTCAAAGCGGATGCAAAGGATAGAGTACATCCTCTATCTTTTGATCGCCGTGTCATTGTTTGGCCCTAAATATCTGGAACAATTATTCAAACACCTAATGGGAGTTTGAAATGATCGACCCAATAAGCATCGGGCTAGCATTAACAGGAATTCAAAAAGCAGTAAAGCTGGTTAAGCAAGCCAGCCAGACTGTTGACGATGTTGCGTCCCTTGGCCCAGTACTGGGCAAATACTTTACGGCCAAAGACGTTGCGGTCAAAGCTGTTACCGAGGCCAAAGCATCTGGTAATCCATCCAACATGGGTGCAGCCATTGAAATTGAGATGGCGCTTGAGCAGACACGTCAGTTTGAAGCTGAACTTCAAATGCTGTTCATGCAAGCTGGCAAAGTTGATGTCTGGAACAAGATCAAGGCTCGTGCCGGTGAGATGGACAAGGCCGATAAGTTTGCAGAGCAAGCGGCCAAAGACAGAGCCAAGAAGCAAAAGCAAGAGCAAGAAGAGTTCTTTATTATCGCTTTGATAGTTGTTCTTGTATTAGTTTTGGGATACGTTGGTTTTCTATTCGTACAGGAGAGCGTTGACTATGCCAAAAAAAATAGCCATCCTGTGCATCATTCTAAGTATTAACGGTTGTCACGATCGTTATCGTTATGAATGCCAAGACCCGAAGAACTGGCAAGAAATCAAGTGCAAGCCCCCTCTTTGCGAAGTTACGGAGACTTGTCCATCAATGCTTCAAAAGGTCAACCGTGAAGAACGGTGAACGATATACAGCGGAAGAACTAGATGCCCGACTTAGATTTATTGGCGGGTTGGTGCTTTTTGCTGTGTTTGGTTTTGCCATGCTTAGTATTCTTTACGATCTCATTTTTGTCGAGCAGCCGATGGTTGGCATGGCTCCAGCAGATAAAGCATTGGTGGAAATCCTAAAAATGATGGTCGCCTTTCTTGCTGGTGTATTGACTAGGGTATTTGATAAATCCCCCTCTGTTACGCCCTATCAACCGCCCTCTTGCCCACCTAGCGCACCAAACCCCATATCAAGTCCAATTAACCTGCAATTACGAAAACCTGACTTGCCGGTCAAGCAAAATGAAAGACCAGAACTATGATGCAAAAATGGATTATTGAACTCGTTGTTGTGCTGGCCATAATTGCCGGAACTTACTTTTACGGTCATCACAATGGCTATGCAGAAAAAGAGCAAGAGGTAGCAGCGCAGGTAGCCAAAGCCAATGAGGAAACGGCAAAGAAAGACCAAGCAACCCAATCCAAAATTAACAACTTATCAACCCAACTTGTAAAGGCCAAACAAAATGCTTCAGTTAAGTCTCAAAAACTCGATGCTGCTATTGCCACTGGCGCTTTGCGCTTGCGCATCCCAACAACCAGTAGTTGCGAATTGTCCAAGGATGCCGGAACTACCGGCGGAAGTAACCAAGGATACGCCGAACTCGACTCAACGACTGCTGGAAATCTTGTCGCCATCACCCACAGGGACGATGACGCAATCCGTAGGCTCAACACCTGCATCGACAGCTACAACGCTGCCAAAGAAATAATCAACAAGGGGGTTCAAAATGACGGAAATTGAATTGCAGCAGTTGGGCATCCATGAGGCATGGCTTCAGCCCTTGAACGATACATTTGATAGGTTTGAAATCAATACACCGCTTCGGCAAGCCTGTTTCATTGGGCAGTGCAGCCATGAATCAGAACATTTCCGCTTCTTAGAAGAAAATTTAAACTACAAAGCAGAAAGTCTAATGCGTGTTTGGCCTAGTCATTTCAATCATGCTATGGCACAAGAATGCGCCCACAATCCCAAAAAAATTGCCGATATTGCATACGCCCATCGTATGGGCAACGGTGGCCCTGAAACTGGCGATGGATTTGCATACCGTGGAAGGGGTCTTATCCAGCTAACTGGTAAAAGCAACTACCATGCTTGTGGAGAAGCATTGGGCATTGACTTGATAAACAATCCAGACTATCTATCTACGCCCGAGGGCGCTTGCCTGTCTGCCGGATGGTTTTGGCATACGCATGGTTTGAATCAACTGGCTGATGCCAATGAAATAGAACACATGACCAAGAAAATTAACGGCGGCACGATTGGACTTGAAAATCGTGTGGCGCTGATGCAGCAAGCATTAGAAGTGCTGGCATAAGTTTAGACCGGTTTACCGTGGCCGGTCATTTTCTTCGCCCTTTGGAATCTTTACTAAATTTCGTGGTTTCGCCATTAACTATTGTTAAATTTTTGATTCAATCATAACGGCGCATCCTCAAAATTTTCCGGATTGAACTTGGGCTTGCCAGCTTTGTCAGGCAATAGTTTAGATGGAAAAGGCCAAGTTTTTTTTGCTTTTTCCTCTAGTTCGGCAAACGCTTCATCTTCTTCGGGCGTCCATTCTGGGTCGTTCATGTGTTTTTCTCCTTGAGTTTGGCTTCAATGGCTTCTTTGAGTTCGTGAATTAACCAATAAATTCCTTCTGCATCTCCGCCCATTTCAACCCAAAGATTAGCCACGGCATCAACTATTTTTCTGTCTGCGCTATTCATGTGTTTTTCTCCTTGAGTTTGGCTTCGATGGATCGGGCATATTCATTCGCCCACCCTCGCGAATTTCGGTCTATGTGGTTTGTGCAAAGATAAATCTCCTCATCCGTCAGCCCTACCCATTCACGCTCTGGTTGTGCCAGTGCTTTTTTGATTGCGGTAAGGGCGTTGTCAACAAGGTGTGCATCTCGTTTTCCAAGTTCATACCCGCTGTAGTCATTGATGCACAACGCATCCAGCGCCTCAAGCGCCATGCGTAGGGCTTCGTCTTTAGTCATGTGTTCTTCTCCTCAAGTTGATTCCTCACTCCCATCCAAGGGCAGCTTAAACAGGTTGCTGGTGAATCTGCATCTTGCGTTTTCATGCTGTGGCAATAGTGTTCGCCTGTATTGACCATGAACATCTGATGATGTTCAGTCGTCACTTGGTCGCTTCCACATTCAGGACAGTGGTATGTCGGCTCTTTGGTTTTCTTTTTAGTCATGTGTTCTTCTCCTCTTTTGCGTATTTGCCACAAGTGCATTTAAGACCATTCCAGAATCCGCAAAACAACAGCTTTTTTGCCCCGCAATCCGTTTTCCATTCGTATCTCGAAATTTTTTTCCAAACACATTCAGTCATGTTTAGCCTCTCTTAATGCTTTAAGTTCATTTCTCAGGCGTGTGTAGCCTGCGTAGTGCAGGGCCATCTCGTAAGAGCCATCCTGTGCGCTCTGCCAATGTGCTTGTGCCTCTCTAATCTTTTCCATCTGGTCTAGGATCTCTTGTTCAGTCATGCTTCACCTCCTTCGGGAGTCCGTTGGCCTCTTGCTCGGATTGCAGCGGCGCAATCTTTCATAGTTGCATACTCTACTTGTGCAATTTCTTTTTGGTCTTTCCATTCCAATGACATGGATTCGCACACTTTTGCACAGTCTTCACGCTCAGCTAATTCACCTGCCTCATAGCCATCTTTAAATCCTTGCTTGTATCCAACCGTAAAGTATTTAAGCAATACCTCATCTAAGGCTTTGTCAAATTTGTCAGTCATGCTTCACCTCTTGCTCGAATTTTTAAACTTACTATTCCAGTCATATATCCAGGATGCTCATCACATACCTTTGCACACGCCTCACGCTCATGCTGTGCTACCAGTTTGGCAAACTTTACGGGGTCTAATTCGCCAGCGACATAGTCACCATTGTTTTCAATAATCAAGGCTTGGTCATATAGTTTTGCAATTTGTTCGTCAGTCATGCTTGTCCCCTTAATTTCATGCCTCGCTCATTCAAACACTCGATGATTTCTTTAAGGCTTTTGCGCCCTAAGTTTGGAGTTCTTAGTAAGCGTTGCTCAGTGCAATTGATTAACTGAGTTATCGTATAAATTTCTTCTGCTTTTAAACAATGCTCAGAGCGTACGGTCAATCCAAGCTGTTCGATACCATCATCAACCACCGCTTCACGCAAAGCCCACCTATTGATAATTTCTTGTCTCCGTTCTAACAAGTCTTCTGCAATACGATACGCATCACGAGCAGTCTGGGGGGAAGCTCTAAGAACTTCAAGTGCCAAGTGGTCAAGTAATTCTTCTTTAGTCATTGGTAATCCTTGCATGAATGTTGTTTAGCGTCTTCGCTGTTTGTCCAAACACCGGTGCAACCCGTGCATTTAAATTTTTTTGCCGTAATTGAAAACTTACCTGTCAACCTTGGTTTAGGCAATTCAAGTTGTTCGGCATAGATTTTTTCTGCAACTAAATTGGCAAAAGCCAAAAGCCCATCCCTATAAATGGGCCCGCCTAAGAGTCCAGCCTCTTTAGCCATCTCAATGATTTGTTCGTCAGTCATTTATTGCTCCTTGTTTATAGACAACATCAAAATTGTCCCATCGTTCGTCATGCACTCGAATGACACGAACCAATGTTTCTTTTGGCTGTGCCAAGGCCAAGGTCTTATTGATGGTGTCATCAAGTTTGTTTGATTGGTAAACCACAACACGCCAATCTTTTGCAACTGGCGTTTTGCATTGCCCAACAAAGTAGCTCATTGAGTTGCCTTATTTTAATAAACAAACAATTAAAAACCCAACCACTGATAGCGCAAGAGTAATTAACCACGCCACATCAGAAGATGAATAATCTTTAAAACCTGACGTATAAATTACTACTTCGTTTTTTGCTCTAATAAGGCTACGTTGCAATTCCTCGGCATCTTTGCTCATCGCTAGGTTAAATTGCGGTTGCTCATACATGCTGCCAATTTCAATACCTGTTTTAGTTTTGTAAACGTGTTTCATGCTGTCTCCTCCGGCACTTCTATATCATCACCCAGCTTGCTTGCGACATAGCACCGCATAGCGGCAATTAGTGGTGTTGGGCCGTACTCCGTGCGCCCCGTCTTTTCAGCGCACCAAGGATGGGTACGCCCATAAAAAACATGGTCATAAGGGGAGTAGCTCAAGGTCAATTCCTCGCGCTCAATAATCGGCCCGCCTTGTGCCCATTCGGTTGAGGGTAAGTAAGACTGCGCCCAACCATAGCGCAGTGCTCGGTCTTTTCCGTCTAGCTTGACCCAGTATGTAGCCACCGTATCAAACCAAAAATCTGTTGCTCCTTCGGCTTTCGCCACAGCCCAATCAAGGGCAGCGCCTGTTAATTCATTTGTTTTCATGCTGTCTCCTTAATTGAACCAAAGATAAAACCCATGCAAGATGCCAATAGGAAAGAAAATTGCCCCTGCCAGTAAAAAGCCCCACATCAAATGTGCAAAGCAATAAAAAATGTGCGTAAGCCATGCTAGGACGCAAGCGCCCCCAATTAGATAACCCATGTTGTCTCCTTAAAATCGTTTCCAAAGTCGAATCATTCGGCCATGTGCTTTGGGATGTATAGAGGCTTCGTAGCCTCCAGTTGGAACAATCACGCCTTGCTTGAAAGCAGCATTGAACAATGCGCCCCAAGCATTAGGGTGGTTAGGCTCGCCTAGTTTATGAACTTGGTTTGCCCAAAGACGGAAGTCGCAGGATGAGAATGGCTCATACCTTGACAGCTTTAAATAGCGAACAAACAATAAGTTAGCTTTGTTTAACCACTCTGCATTGCTTTCGCTTACTTGTTGGATTCCCTTTTCTTTACTCATAGTGCATCACTCCTATTTGTTAAGTTACTTTTTAACAGTTGAACTTTCTACCCATTGTTTCACTGCTGGCAAGTTAATCCAAAGATTTCCATCGCCAGCTACTTTGCAATGAATTCCGTCTATAAAATGACCTGCTTTGCGCTTGGCATGAACACCTGATGATGTTTCGCCTGTCAGCTTGCAATAGTGGGCTAACTTAACCCATTCGATATTTGTTTCCATAGTCATACCATTATTTCTAAACCAAGTTCCGTAGCGGCGTATGCCTCTATTTTTGTCATGTAGTCACCAAACTCAGACACGTTTAGCGTGGTGGTAGAAATTCCTAAGATTCCACCATCAGGCAATTCTTCTTGCCCAATGAACTTGCGTTTAAACATTTCATGCCAAGCATCAGCACTATATTGGTCGCCATTGACCCATGCCGAATCTGCAATTTCATTGAGAATTTTCCATAGTCTTTTGTTTTGTTCCACACTTCTTTTATTTTTCCACTCTGTTACGGTAATTGCAAGGTAGCGTTTTTCGTCTGCCATTTGTTGCCAATTGGCTTTTAAAAACGCCCATAGAGCTTTGGCTTGCGCTTCGCCACGAAGAATAAAAACTTTGTGGAGTTCCATGGTTAGAAAGGTATGTCGCCTTCATCATCAAAGTCCGGCTTGGGCGAGGTCAATGCAGCTTTAGGCTGACTGTTTTGACTACCGCCCTGTAAAGATAAGTCGGTAACTCTAATTTCCATCGAAGTGCGTTCGGTTCCGTTTGGGTCAATCCATTTACGTTCCGAAACGCTACCAGTTACAGTCACTTTTGACCCTTTGGTAATGTATTGAGTAAGCGATTCTGCTCGCTTGCCAAACAAAGAGCAGTTCCACCAAATGGTTTTGTCTTTAAAACTATCGGCAACAGAAAACTTGCATACCGAATCGCCTGTTTGAATTGCACGAAGTTCGGCATCTTTACCAACAATACCAGCTACGCAGATCGAGTTCATAATTGGCCTCCTAAAGCCTTCAGTTTGGAAAGTTTTTCTTGAATTTCACCGTTAAACACGATGATTTCATGCTCAAGTAAGTTAATGTATTGAGCGTCACGATCAATTCGTTTGACGAACAAACGTAAATGTTCGGGCAACCGTGGGTCATAACTAACAAAGTCGCACCACTCTTTGCCAGTACAAGCCATTTGCCATTGCATCTGGTCATTGTATTTTTTGGGGACTGTTTGGCTCAAAAGAGTATCAATGTGCGTTGACGTATTAGGGCACTTAATTTCAATTAACCCATCATCGCCAACAAGCCCATCGGGACTAGCCCCAGACCACAAAATGCGGGGATGGTCAATAAAACCAACTTCGTTAACAAAGTAGTTGGCGTAGATTTCGTAAGCTGCTCGGGCAAGGGGCTCAGTTTGTGTGCCCCAATCCATAGCAGCGTTAGAAAAACTCTCTGTGGGTTTATTAGTCAATCTTTCGCAAACCAACTGCGCCATGTAGTTATCACGAGAAGCCGAGTAGCCGGACTTAGTTTTAGCAACCACGTCTGAAACTCTGCTGGCTGTAACTTTGCCAAGTCTTGCGCTGAACCATTCATCTGTTCTTTGTTCCATTTAGAGTGCCGCCTTTCTTGCGTTCTTGGCGGCAATAATTTGTTTCTGTGCTTCGGGGTCTGATTGGGTGTCTTTGAAAGCTTCGGTGTAAATTTTCTTCAGCTCATCTTCGTTAGCGGCAGCACCAATAGCGGCTAACCAATCAGCTACACGGCTAGGGTCAACGCTTTGAACCCTGCGACTAGCGGCATTACCATCATCATCTTCTGGTGCTATACCGCAAGCTGCCATAAGGCTATAACGCCTTGCGTATGTCAAAGCTGAACCATAGCCTTGTGGGTCTTGTTTACTAGCCGGAACGTGCAACTTGCCACATTCCAATGTCTCGCCAGATTCGTGGATAAAAAGCGTTTCTACGGTTACACCAGTAGTGTCTTCGTAGTTACGCTGAATAAGGGCAATGCCATTGTTATTGAGGGCATCTATGACCGCTTCAACGCAAGCGGCTAAGTCTGCGTAACGGCTTTTAAAGTGCGGGTTTGTTGATGATTTGAGAGCAGGTCCAAATGCCTTTTGTGCTTTGACCAATGCTGTTGCGATGTTTTTCATTTATAGCTCCTAAGGTTGTAAAGCGTCACGACCAACGCCAAAATCATTATATGATATGTTTTCATGCGTTTTGATGTTTTTTAATGGTGATACGTAAATTATTATTTCCTCCTGTTCTGCGTACTGTTTGATGATGAGTGCTTGAACAATCTGGGCATCATCGGTATAGGCTATGCCGTTCAAAGCGTCTGTAACTGACTTTGCAAGATTGTCCCAATCGGGTTTTTTGGTGGGCATTTCGTCACCACTAAGGCACGCAGCACGGCGTTTTTTTGAGTAACTGGATGGAATGTTTAGGTTGAAGAAAATAACAACGCAGACCGCTGATCTGAGGGGTTCTTGACCTGCCATAGCTTGTTTGGCTAGATAGGCAACTTTCCCCTCAAAATTTTCAGTCGCTTTATCGGTGTAAGTGCTGACAAAGTTACCTCTGCGAACGAACCGAGGTCTGCCTTTGGGTGTTGCTTTGCCGGGGATAGTTATTTGTATCATTCGATGCTTTCATATTTAATACCTTTGGGGTATAAGTCATGACGCAACAATTCGTTTACGGTTGCCGCATGAGCAATGTTCCATAAGTCACGTTTTTCGTCTTCGTTGTAAAACGTGCCTTGATCGATTGTGTGATGACATTTATGGCAAAGGCTGGCGCAATAAATGTCGCTGGCTTTAATCCCCCGCCCTTTGCCATGCTTGGATTGATTGGAGTGCGCCCCGACCACTGTCCCATCGTTGACGCCACAAATCTGGCATGGAATCTGGCGGTAAGCAGACATAAGTTTTCTGCTTCGTATGTAATTCATCTTCGGGTACTGCACTTAAATCTCCAGTTGTTTGCAATGCTTGGTCAACAATGTAAGCAGGGTAAGAAGTTCCAGCTTTGATTTTGTTAAGAATTTCATTTGCTTGGTCTAACGTCATTTGCGTAATTCTTGCAAGCGTTTACGAATGTGGTCTGGCATTGGTACTGCCTTGGCTCTTTCTTGGGCAATGACCTTCAATGTGCTGACTTGTTCTTTGACTTCTGGTATCTCCGCTCCATCCCATCGTTGTTGGTTTAAATACACCAAGGGTGCTGGAATAAAAGCGCCGTTGTCTTTTTTCCAATCGCCTGTGGTTTTCATCCACTCAACGTGTTTGATAATTTGATCGGATTGTGTTTCGTAGTAACCTTTATTCCACTTTGCTAGGCAAGCTGCCTTTGCGCCTTTTCTTGGATTCTTAGGCCATGCTTTCCAAAAGAGGTCGAACCCTGATTCAAATAATTCCATTACTTTCCTTTAGACAATAGTTTCCCTAGGGTGGATAAGACTGACTTCTTTCCTTCCCTCTCCAAGGCTTAAGTTGTTGTAAACACAAAAGCCCCCAAGTGCGCTTGACGGGTTTATTCGCTTATACATTAGGCCTAGTTTTCCACCTGAGTTACCCAATGCTTTACCAGTCGCTAAACCAACGCTGGTCGCCTTTTGCCTCGGGGTGTGACGAGGTGCGGTGTTTTTTGGGTTCAGTCCATGCAGACCATCAGCTAACGCGCCCTGACGGTTGATGTGAAATCGGAAATAAAAAAAGCCGTTTACAACTGCGCTCTGGTGACAAGTCTTGCTTAAATTCTTTTTACGGAAACTTAGGCAAAACAGAGCGCATGTATAAACGGCTTCAATTTCGTTGCTTGTCACGACAACGTTGAAAATTATAAAGCCGTTTTTCATGGTTGGTGCAAATTGTTGAAAATTTTTAGAAGGGCACGTCTTCTAACTTGTTTTCTATTGCTAACAAAGTCTGGAGACGTTGTTTGATCTCGTCTATTTTGCGTTTGTATTCATCGTTCAAGCGGTCAACCTCTCTGTTAAGAGTTTCTACTTGTCGGGCTACGCTATTGAAACCCTCGGGCAGCAAATAGTCAAACTTGGCGTACTCGATAGGCGTATAGGTATGCCACTTGTCAGACATATCAGACATATCTGTTGGAAAAAGCGTATAACGCATGGCGTTGGTGCTATGCGTCCGCACCTCATGAACAATGCCTTCGATAGAAATCAATCGTTGGTCATGGTCAATTTGAGCAGTCGCTACTGCGTCATCGTGGGATTGTTGCAAGTTCATTTTTAAGCTCCTAAGTTGATGAAATAGACGATGGCTGCGCCAAAAGCCACCAAAACAAAAATACCGGCGCACATCAGGTCATAAAAAAACGTCTTCATTGCTTGCTCCTAAGGGGGACTAAGCCCCCTGTTGTTATTGAAAATTAGAACAATGACTTTTCTTCGTAGCAGTAATTCAACTGCTCTTTGCTAGCCATTTCTAGCAGGGTGTAGTCAACCCATTGTTTGCATTTGTGCATACCCTCTAACCAAGAGATCAAAATTTCAAAACTGTCGGCTGGGATTGCTTCAACGGTGCGGATAGTGGCATCAATACAAGAGTTGCAAACAACTTTGTCGCCAACTTTCAATTTTAAAAATTCACGTTTGTTCATGTCTTACTCCTAAACCGCCATTTGCGAAATTGCTTGGCGTAAATAAATTATAGTCTAGAAACACATCAAACAATATCAAAAATGACGAAAACTCATAGAATACACGAATATATTTCTATGAGTTTTTGAGGTTATATAGTATTAAACTATGCTGAAAGAGCTAGTTCGAGAGCTCTGGTTTTCAACTTGTCGCCGGTTCCGAACCATGCTTCGTTTAATCGTGCATCGGCGCTACGTTTAAAAGAATGGTGGTCAATAAATTCAGTCACCGCATTGACCATGCCCCAGTAAGTGCCCCGAGAGCCGTTAAGTTGTGAACCCATGCCAGCGCCATGAAAAAGATCAAGGACGCTTTTGTAAGCACGGCTGTCTTCAATCTTAAAGTTGGCATCGGTCTTGAGGCGGTATGATGTAGGCTCAAACAAAGCTTTGAGATATTGGTCAGGTTTAGTGCCGTAACATTCTTTGGTGGCAAGGTATCGGGCATCGCCAATAAAGCGTTCCCATTGGCTCACTTGCACGCCCAACTCATCTTTGACTTTGGTTGCGTCAAACTTAGTGTTATGACGAACAAAGATCGAATTTGCCATTTCACGTTCAGCGATTGCCAAAGTATTGGCGCAAACCACACGAATAGACGTAAATCGTGCGGATGTTGCCATGCCTCTATCGCAGCTGGTAGCAAGCAACAAAAAGCCGCCAATTCCATCATCTGGCGTAATTTCCGCAGCTTTGTTCGTTTCAGCCAATGCCCAGATGCGGCGACCGCCTTTGAGAGTGCCAGCGGTATGCAACTTATAGCCTTGGGTATCAACTAAATCCCGAAAAAACTCAAGCACTTGCGCTGGTTGCACTTCGTGGTAGCGTTCGCTGACAATGCTTAATGGTTCACCATTATCGCTACGGAATAAAACTTCTTGTCCAGTAAAAGTAGATACTGCGGATTCATTGGGTTGCTTATACAAAACAGATGACCGCTGAATAGACCAATCAAGACCAGCGGCTTTGCGCCAATCGTCAATGCCAGCGTTGGGGTCAAGTTGCTGACCAAGGCCGTGCCAAGGGGTTTCGCCAACATAAGCCATTTCAGCTTTGCCGTCTAAACGGATAGTAAGTTCGTGTGCCATTTTTCTGCTCCTAAGTAAAAGATCGTAAAAACACGATCCGCAAACCCTCTGTCACAGGGCTTGCAGTCTTGTTTTAGTATGTAAAGAAACCTTGAATTGCGCCAACGTAACCGCCTGTGGCTGTCTTGCGTTTAAACAACTCGGTGTAATCCATTGCTCCAACCCAGCGGTTCCATGCTGGGTTAAAAAACACGATGTAGTTGGCTGGCTTGCCTTCAAGGTCAAAGTATTTGCCAGCGGTTTCAGAAGCTTTGATTAGAGCTTTTTCGGCAGCTTCTTGGCTGGCGTAATTTTTGCAAGGCTGTTTGTTGGTCGAACGATATTCTTCGATGCGGGCAATCAAGCTAGTGACGATGTTCATAATGTTTTCCTTAATAGCCCGTCTGCGATATTGCTTGGGCGTAAGTAAATTATAGTATCGAAAACAACGAAACAATATGAAACAACAAAAGAATCAAAAAAATTTAAAGATTTTTGAAAAAAATTGCAAAAATCGGGTAGGATGACCAGAAGTTCTATTTCAAACCGCAGAAATGACCATGAAAAACCTCGAAATTCACTACATTGCGATTGAAGATTTGATTCCCTACGCCCGAAACGCTCGGACGCACAACGATGAGCAGGTAGCGCAGATTGCGGGGTCTATTAAAGAATTTGGTTTCACTAACCCTGTTTTGCTGAACCCAGATAAAACAATCATTGCTGGTCATGGTCGGGTAATGGCCGCTCGTAAGCTGGGCTTGGAAAAAGTGCCCACGATTACGTTGCATGATTTAACAGACGCCCAACGCAGGGCATACGTTCTAGCTGATAACAAACTTGCATTGAATGCCGGTTGGGACGAAGAAATGCTTAAGAATGAACTCCAAGACTTGGAACTTCATTTGCAGCACTTGGCAGGTTTCAATGAAATGGAACTTAATCTTTTGTTTAATGGTTGGGATTCTGACATTGAAAAAATGGAAGCCATTGAGCCAAAAGACAGCGTAGCCCAAGAGCGCATCACCATAACTTGCAATCCAGAATTAAAACAAGAGCTTTGGGAAGCCATTACCAACTTGGTAGATTCGTTAGGATTAGATGATGTTGAAGTCTCCTAAACTCAACATACTGATTGCTTTTCCTTATTTTAGTCAGGCTAACTATGCCAACCTGATGGCTAGAGACCCATCATCTTTTCGTTTGATTGTTGATTCCGGCGCATTTACCGCTTGGAATACTGGTAAAAAAATTTTGATGGAGGACTATTGCAAGTTCCTCAAGACCGTTCCAAGCCATTGGGATTACAAAGCTGTTCAATTTGATGTTTACGGCGACCCAGAAAAGACTTACACCAACTATTACAAGATGTTAGATATGGGGTTCACCGATGTGATGCCGGTGTTCACCAGAGGTGATACTGTCGAGCGTTTAGATGAGTTCTATACGCATACAAATTACATCATGTTTGGCGGTATCGCCATTGGCGGGTCAAACCGAAACTACGTTAAGTGGTTCAATCAAGTAAACAAAGGCAGGGACACCCACTGGCTAGGGTTCGTCAACATGCCATTTATCAAGCATTACAAACCCTATTCCGTAGATAGTAGTAGTCTGTTTTCAGCGGCTAGGTTTGGCAATTTGCAGTATTACGTTGGACAGGGTAATTTAAAGTCAGTCCATCGTACGGATTTCGTCAAAAAGCCCGATAGGGTAGTCATTGATAGCCTAGTCAAGACAGGATTTACTCATCAAGAAATTGCGCTGTTAGCTAACCAAGACGCTTGGGAAGGCTCATCAGCGCCTTATGACGGTGTAAACATTAGAGGTTTGGCGTCTTTTATGACCATTACCAGCCATGTAAAGAGGGCGGTGGAAATAGAACGCAACATAGGCACAAAAGTCTATCTAGCTGTTGGCAACAAAGAGCAGATTAACTGTGTATTTCAATCGTTAGAGCTTCTTAAATCCAAAAAACTTATCTGAAAGGTCAATATGAGCGACACTAAAACACTAACCCTTCTCGGGGCAAATACCACCGATTACGGGGCTAGCTACAACCCTGCTATCTTGGAAAGTTTCGAGAACCAATTTCCAGCAAACAATTACGTTGTTGAGCTGGAATGCCCAGAATTTACGCACATTTGCCCAAAAACTGGGCAACCTGACTTCGCAAACATCACCATTCGTTATTCGCCCGATCAAAAATTGGTCGAATCTAAGTCTTTAAAACTCTATTTGTTCGGATTCCGTACTCATGGAAGCTTTCACGAAGATTGCGTAAACACTATTGCCAATGACTTGGTAGCTTTGATGAGCCCTAAGTGGATTGAAGTGCGAGGCGACTTCATGCCTCGTGGCGGTATCAGTATCAATCCTTCGGTGCGTATCGAAAAATGATAGTCATAACAGCCAACCCTAACTCGATTGAGTTTGAAGATCAACTAAATCAGCTTCTTAAGCTGACAAAACTGATGCTCAATGAAATCGGCTACGTGGTGGCTGTTTTTTATCGTCAACAAGCAAAACAAGGAAAGTTGTTTTTGCTTGTGTCGGGCAAAGTCGTTGTGGGCTTTTGTAGCTTTAACGTCCGCAAGCGTGATGGTGTTGGGGTAATTTATGAGGTCGGAACTCACCCTGTCATAAGAGGCAAAGGTGGGGGCAAAATGCTTATAGAAGCCGTGCTGACTAAGTGCAACATCATTACGCTGAAATGCCCTGTTGATAACAAATCAAACAACTTCTATCAAAAAATAGGCAAACGAATTGGCGTAGAAGCTGGCAAAAAACGTCAGCTAAACGTCTGGGAAATCAATCATTCAACATTGAGAGGTCAAAATGAGTAAAGTAATGGTAGTTCTTTCTGGTGGGCAAGACAGTACGACTTGCTTGTTTTGGGCAATCAATAACTTTAATGAAGTCCATGCAATCAGTTTTGACTATGGCCAAAAACATAGCGTAGAGCTAAAAAGCGCCAAAAGAGTAGCAAAACTAGCCAAAGTCGATTCACATCAAATCGTAAATGTAAAAGGGTTACTGAAAAGCCGTAGCCCTTTGGTAGACCTTAACGCCACGTTAGAGACCTACAAAAACTACAAAGAGATGGACAAAATTATTGGCGACCGTATTGAACTTACATTCGTTCCCATGCGTAACGCATTGTTTTTAAACATTGCAGCCAATTACGCTCTTGCCTTAGACACATACGACTTGGTAACTGGCGTTTGCCAAATGGATAACGCAAACTATCCAGATTGCCGAGACGAATTTATTAAAACGCAAGAAAAAACAATTAACCTTGCGCTTGGCATCGAAAACTTTAAAATCCACACCCCGCTGATGGACTTATCAAAGTCTGAAACCGTGGAGTTGGCACAAGAATTGCCCGGGTGTATGAGGGCTATGGCTTATTCGCATACTTGCTACGCAGGTGAAGTGCCCCCATGTGGTAAATGCCATTCCTGTGTGCTGAGAGCGCACGGTTTCAAACAAGCGGGTGTTAAAGACCCATTGGTCGAAAGGTTCAAAGAATGAAAACTTCCGAAATTATCCGCCAACGTTTAAAAAGCCGTGGCATTCCATTCCATGCCAACGACAACATTGGTGATTGGATTATGGATGGTGAGCTGATGGCGCTACAAAAAGAGGTTGAAGCTGACTTAGAGCGAATGCTTCAGTCTTTGGTCATTGATACTGAAAACGACCATAACACGCAAGAAACAGCGAAGCGTGTGGCAAAGATGTATTTGAAAGAGGTTTTCAAAGGCCGTTACGAACGTATGCCTACGATAACCGATTTCCCCAATGCCAAAAATTTAGACCAGATTTACACCATAGGTCCAATTACTGTTCGTAGTGCTTGTAGCCACCATCTAGTCCCAATTATGGGTAAGGCTTGGATTGGTGTCTTGCCTAGCGATAGGGTCATTGGTATAAGTAAGTTCGTTCGTTTAGTTGAATGGATTATGGCTCGTCCACAAATTCAAGAGGAAAGCACCGTGCAAGTTGCTGACCTTGTTGAAAGCCTTATCGAACCCCGCGGTCTGGCGGTCATTGTTGAAGCCCAACATGAATGTATGACTTGGCGTGGTGTGCGAGAAACAGAAACCAAGATGACTACCAGCATCATGAGAGGCGTCTTTTTAAATGATGCGTCAGCTAAAAATGAATTTTTAAGGCTGATTGGCAAATGACCTACTACTCAAGCAAAACATTTGGGCATGACGTTGGACTAAGTTGCGCTTTCCGTCAATGGAGAGCGGATTCCCATTGTCACTTTGTGCATGGATATGCCATTTCAGTTCGCTTGGACTTTGAAGCCACTGAGCTTGACCATCGTAATTGGGTCATAGACTTTGGTGGCCTCAAAGACTTTAAAGAGATATTGAAAAAAACGTTCGACCATAAAACTGTGGTAGCTAAAGATGACCCTTTCCTTCATTGGTTTTTGCATGGTCGTACACTGGGCGTTATCGACTTAGTAGTTGTAGAGCGGGTTGGATGCGAAGCGTTTGCCGAATTGGTATACGAAATGGCTAAACAATGGCTAGAAGACCAAGGACACGCCGATAGGGTCAAAATGGTAAACGTGACCATTGCAGAGCATGGAGCCAACAGCGCTTCTTATGGAGTATAAAAATGTATAAAGTAAACGAAATTTTCGCCACCATTCAAGGGGAAGCTAAATTTACCGGCACTCCCTCGGTCTTTGTCCGTATGCAGTTTTGTGATGTTGGTTGCTCATGGTGCGACACTAAACACACATGGGACTTAGAAGGTAACGAAATTTTGGTTACTGACATGCTTGATAAAGAAATTGATTCAAGCGATTACACAGAGTTATCAGCCAAAGACCTCACAGAGCTTCTATGCGCCTACAAGATTGACCACATTGTCATTACCGGCGGCGAACCATGCGCCTATGACCTCAATCCACTTACAGATGCCCTAATCGCAGCAGGTAAGTCTGTTCAAATAGAAACCAGCGGCACATATCCAATCATGTGTCATGAAGACGTATGGGTGACGGTAAGCCCAAAGATAGGAATGAACCGCAAAGTCTTGCCAAGCAGCTTGCATAGAGCAAATGAGATCAAACACCCAGTAGGTAAACAAAAAGACATTCAAAACTTGCGTGATTTAGAGCTAAAAGACAAAGTAATCTGGCTCCAACCCCTATCCGCAAGCAAAAAAGCCACCAATCTGTGTATAGAAACAGCCATCGAAAATAACTGGAATGTTTCGATACAGACCCATAAATTCGTTGGAATCCGGTAATTTTTACCGCCTTTTAACGAGAGAATAAGAAAATGGCTGGACGACCACCCTATGTGCCCGATGAAAAGACCCGCTTCAGAGTAGGAATAGAAGCGGCCTGTGGATTACCGCATGAACAAATTGCAGAGCGGGTAATCAACCCTCAGACCAAAGCGCCCATAACTGCTAAGACCCTCCGCAAAGCCTTTGCCCAAGAGTTAGCGCAAGGAACAGCAACCGCAAACGCTATGGTGGCTCAAAACTTATTTAAGTTTGCTACCGGCAAAGGACCCCAAGCCGTCAATGCAGCTAAGTTTTGGCTCCAAACCAAGGGCGGCTGGAAAATAGCCAAAGACGAGATAGAAAATGGCGAACTGGTTGTGCGTGTGCATAACATGCTCGAATAATGGCAGACATTCTTATACCGAAGTTGCACTCTGGGCAGCAAGAAATATGGGATAACCGCTCGCAGTTCAACATCGTGTGCTGTGGGCGGCGGTTCGGTAAAACCAAACTAATGGTGGCAATAAGCGCCAGCGCCAGCACTAAAGGGTTAAAAACAGGACTTTTTACGCCCGAACACAAACAGTTGGCTGAACCTTACTCAGAACTGGAAGAAATCCTCAATCCAATCATTAAGCGTAGTAGCAAGACCGCAGGGGAAATACGTTTAAAGACCAGAGGTTTATTAGACTTTTGGGCGGTAAACGATAACGAACTTGCTGGTCGTGGTCGTGAATATCACGTGGGAAGCATGGATGAAGCGGCTTTCGGCAAAGATAAACAGCTCTTGGAAATCTGGCGGCGTTCAATTAAGCCCACATTGCTGACCACCAGAGGGTCTTTTTGGCTATTTAGCACACCTAACGGCATTAACCAAGACAATTTTTTCTACCAAGCGTGGCATGACCCAGAACTTGGATTCAAGCAGTTTCATGCCCCAACAGCTAACAACCCATACGTCCCGCTGGATGAATTAGAAAAAGAACGGCTTACCGCTCACCCGCTTGTTTGGAAGCAAGAATTTTTAGCTGAGTTCGTAAGTTGGGATTCCGCTACGTTCTTTAAACTGGATTATTTCCTTGACAATGGATTGCCGGTTGGCTACCCAACAAAGTGCGATGCGGTGTTTGCGGTATTGGATTGCGCCGCCAAATCAGGAACAAACAATGATGCAACAGGCGTTGTTTACTTTGCTGTAAGCCTTTTTCATGGTTTTGCACTGACCATTCTCGATTACGAAATGCACAGTATCGATGCGGCAATGCTTGAATACTTAGCCCCTGTGGTCTTAGAAAAGTGCGAATCTTTAGCCAAAGAGTGCAACGCCCGTAATGGCAGTATGGGTGCGATGGTAGAAGACGCTGCTGGCGGCATTGTTCTCCTTCAGCAAGCTCGGGCAAAGGGATGGGATATGAGGGCTATTCCATCCGCTCTTATGGCTAAAGGCAAGGATGAAAGAGCGATGATTGCAGGTGGTCCCGCTTACCAAGGCCTGTGCAAATTAAGCAGACACGCATTTGACAAGACAGTAGAATGGAAAGGTCGCACCCAAAATCACTTGATTCATCAATTAACCACGTTCAGAATCGGGGATAAGGAAGCGTACCGCAGGGCTGACGATTTGTTAGATTGCGTAACTTATGGAATCGCCTTAACCCTTTCCGATCAACGTGCTTTATAAGACAATCACGCCATGAGCTACATATCAATCAACGCCACAGGTCTTACCAACCCTTTGCAAGAAATTTTGATGGCTGATAATGTCCAAGCCGGTGACAGTATCAGCTACGAACTTTGCAAGCTGCTATGGGAATATCACCCTCTGGCAGGAAAGATCATTGAAAAGCCTATTCGCTTGGCTCTTTCCAAAGAACGCACAATTACCATTGACAGCGCAATTGAGGAAGAAGTCGTCAAAGCGTTCAAGTCAGAATGGAATAATTTAGGCGTAACCAACCACATTCGTGATGTAATGTTTTTGTCTCGGGTGTATGGGGCGGCAAGTATCGTTTACGGTGCACCTGACATTCCAACTGACCAGCCCATTGACCCTTGGGTGCTAGCAGAACTGCCTAACCTCTATTTTAATCAATTAGACCCGCTTAACTTGGCTGGCTCTATTGTCACCAATCAAAACCCTAATTCGCCTGACTTTCAAAAACCTTTGCCGTTTCCAACTGCGGCAGGTCAGCCTTACCACCCAAGTAGGGCTTGCACCATTTTCTGCGGCACGCCAATTTATCTGAGCTTTCAAAGTTCATCATTTAGCTTTTCTGGTCGTAGCTTATTCCTCCGTGCCCTTTATCCGCTTAAGTCATTTATCCAAACAATGACTGTGGATGACTTGGTAAGCCTTAAAGCCGGGGTAGTCATTGCCAAAATTCAACAGCCCGGAAGCGTGTTGACAAATCTGATGAGCAAAGCAGCTGGTATCAAACGCCAACTGTTACAGGAAGCCCAAACAGGCAACGTCTTGTCAATTCAGCTGGATGAAGAAATTTCATCAATTGATCTGAATAACACCGACAAAGCAATGACGGTAGCTCGGGATAACATCATTGCCAACATTGCTGCCGCAACAGATGTCCCTGCTTTGATGCTTAAAGATGAAGCATTTACCAAAGGATTCGGTGAAGGCACAGAAGACACCAAGGCTGTGGTGCAATACATTGATGGTTTGCGTCAAGACATGGATCCGCTTTTCCGATATTTTGACAAAATTGTCATGCACCGAGCATGGAATAAGTCGTTTTACGAAGGCATGGTTGCCAAGTATCCCGAAGCATTTGAAGGCAAAAATTACAATGCTTTCTTCTACGAATTGACAGAGAGTTTTCAAGCCGATTGGCCTAGCTTAATGGAAGAACCAGCCAGCGAGCGGGTTAAAACAGACGAAGTTAAGCTAAGAGGCATTACTGAAATTCTCCGCACATTCTTGCCGGTCATTGACCCCGAAAACAGGGCTCGTATGCTCAAATGGGCAGAAGATAATTTGAACCAAATGCCAGACACATTCCAAAGCGAATTGATGTTGGATATGGAAGCCATTGCAGAATTTGAGCCTCCAGTGCCATTGGAACAACCTCAAGAGCCGAAACCTCGTGGCTAAAAAGCGTTCATTCTTTGAGGTGTTAACCGAAGCGGTAAACTTCTTTGCCGAAAACGGCTATACCTCTCAAAAAGCGTTGGACTATTGGGTCAACGAAATACGCATTGCTGCTTTGTTAAGCCTTCGGACGCCTGAGCAAACTGAAAAAGATATTCGTAAAGCGTTTGGTGGTGTCTTTACCCGCTTGGTGACCAAAAAAGGCGTTCTATCTAAACAGCCAAGTGTTAGCGCCTATACGCTGGAAAAACTAAAGCCAAAACTTCGCATGGAGTTACAGCGGCGCATTCTTGCTAGCGTAAACCTTATCAAATTGAATCGGGAAGAAGCGGTCAGCACTACTTTGCGGCGTTTCCAAGGCTGGGCAACAGCACAACCCATTGGCGGCAGTAAAGTCGTAGATAAAGTTGCCGAAAAAGAAAATATCCGTAAATCTCTTGCCGCTATGGACTTTAACGAGCGAAGGGTAGCGATTGACCAAACGCATAAACTTACATCAGCCATTAACGATATTGTGGCGTTGGAAGGCGGGGCGATAGCTGCTAAATGGCGAAGCCGTTGGAGGCAACCACATTACGACTATCGTGAAGACCACAAAGAGCGGGATGAAAAGATTTACGCCATTAGGGGCAATTGGGCGCAAAAAAAAGGCTTAATGAAAGCTGGCGCTGATGGATACACGGATGACATTACTCAACCCGGAGAAGAAGTGTTTTGCCGATGCAATTACACCTACATTTTTAGCCTCAATCGTTTGCCGGAAGAAATGTTGACCGCTAAAGGCAGGGAATCACTTGCCCAGAGTATCAAATAACTTTTACAATCCGCACCATGCCATTTGAATCCGAAGCCCAACGCAAAGCCATGTACGCCGCTGCATCAGGCCACGGCAACATTGGTATCCCCGAAAAAGTGGCTAAAGAATTTATCCAGCACTCCAAAACCGATGAAGTGCCGGAAATTACAGATGACCCAATACACGCATTGGCGCATCCAGACCAAGGCAACGTAAAAAGCCAATTACAACTTTTATCGGCAGAAATCTCAAAGCTTGCTCGTTTAGTATCTAACGCTAAAGATGACGCCAAGCAAGACGAAGACCCATGCTGGAAAGGCTACAAACAAATGGGAATGAAAGAAAAAGACGGAAAGTCCGTCCCTAATTGCATTCCTGATGCTGAAGCCCCTTTGCCAGAAACGGAACGCTTCCCCATCGACCCTCAAGGCGGTCCATTTACTCGAGCCGCTGGCATTATGTTTACCACGAATGATGGTGAAACGCTTTTCATTCGCCGAGGCAATGGTGGAGACTTTCCCGGCACTTGGTGCGTTCCCGGAGGTCATTTAGCTGAAGGTGAATCGGATGAAGAAGCCGCAAGACGAGAGTGCAAAGAGGAAACGGGTATCGACTTCCAAGGCGCTTTGGAGCGACTGCACGATGACGGGCAATTTGTCACTTTTCTTGCGAGAGGCGTGGAGAAGTTCCCAGTCACCCTCAATTACGAGTCGACAGGATTCGATTGGGCAAAGCCCGAACAAGCCCCGCAGCCCCTGCACCCCGGACTTGAAGTAGCGTTTAAAGTTGCTGGCGCTGGAACTGAGCTTGATATTGCTCACCTGATGCGGGACAACATTCTTCCAAGCCCACAGCCTTACGGCAACATGCACCTGCTGAACATCCGCATAACAGGCACTGGCCTTGCTTATCGCAGCAAAATTGGTGAACACGTTTGGCGTGATGCAAGTTTGTATTTAAATCAAGAATTCGTTGACCGCTGTAATGGTTTGATGGTCATAATGGACCATCCCGATGGGGCTGTGCTTGATACGAAAGAATTTAAAGATCGAGCAATCGGTTCCATTATGTTGCCTTACATTAAGGGCGATGAAGTTTGGGGCATTGCAAAGATTTATGACGACAAAGCAATGGCCGAGATTTGCGAAGGCGACATCTCGACTAGCCCAGCGGTAGTATTTGACGAATTCAGTGGAAATACTACACTACGCACTGAGGCGGGAGAGCCATTGCTTATAGAAGGTACTCCATTTCTTTTAGACCACATTGCGATTGTCACAAAATCGCATGGTTCAAAGGGAGTGTGGGACAAAGGTGGCGAACCAGCCGGAGTTTTATTAACCAACCCTGAGGTGTCTGATATGACAGAGAAACTTGAGCCGAAGGCAGATGCCGCAGGCGATGCTTTGAGCACCATCTTGTCCGAACTGAAGAAAATTTCAGCTCGGGTAGATGCTATGGAAAATATGCCAGCTCCCCCGCTGGTGTCTGCCGCTGATAAAAAGCGTAAAGACGATGACGATTCCAAAATGGATGATGAATCCATGAAGGATGATGACGATGAAGAAGATATGAAAAAAGACGATGCGATGGAACATAAATATGTTGCTCGCAAAGGCGATGATGCCAAGAAGAAGCGTAAAGACGCTGAAGGCTCAAACCCTGTCGTTCATGGTCCTGCTGGCGAAATTAAGCCCGACGACGATGATGACATGAAAATGGACGATGATGAAGAAAAAGCAATGAAGGCTGACGAAGAGGAAGAAGCCAAAATGGCTGATGCCCAAGCCCATTGCGATAGCGTCATGGCCGCATTTGGCAAATCAGCTAGCCGCCCTTTGAAAGGCGAAAACCTGATGGCTTACCGTAAACGCCTGTTGCGTGGTTTGCAATCTTATTCTGATAGCTGGAAGTCTGTTGACCTCAAAGCAATCAAAGACAACGCCATGTTGGCTATTGCTGAAAAGCAAATCTTTGCTGACGCATTGGCCGCAAGCCGTAACCCCGGCGCTTACGCTGATGGTCAATTGATCGAACTGACTGAGCGTGACCGTTCTGGCCGCACCATTACCAAGTTTAAGGGCGATATGTCCGCATGGCTGAATGACTTTAAGTTGCCAGCAATGCGTGTTACCGCTTTCAACCTGCCTAACAACCAACGATAAGAGGTAAACCATGAGCGGTTCTATTGCTTTCAATCCAATGTTGACGACCAACGCTTCTGGTCTGTTCAACACCAACTCGGCTGGCTACACTCAAGGTGATGCCCTCGATGACCCCGCAGTCAAGTTTGCTCTGGCTGGCGGTATCGTTTCATCTGCGGCTACTACTCCTTTGTGGGGCGGTCAACCAATTTCGGAAGATATCCCTGCCGCAGCTACGCAGCCCGGCACTAACACTTTGGGCTCTACCATTTTGTTAGCTACTAGCTTGGCTAACACCACTGGTATTACCGTGTTTAACCAAGCCTACGGCGGCGTTACCACTCCTACCAGCACTTGCCCTCAGTTTGCTGCTGGTTCTAGCGTTAACTTCTATCGTTTCGGCTCCGGCGCTCGTATTCCTCTGCGTATTAACCCCGCATTGGTTTCGTTGGATGGTGGCTTGATTACTCAGCAAGTTACTTGGGATTATTCTGCCCAATGGCTCACCACTTACGACAGCACCAACGCATTTCCTGTGCGTATCCTGTCCATCAGCACAACCGGCAATAAGACTGCCAGCTACAACAGTGGCACTGGCGCTTTGAACTGGATTTACACAGAAGCCTTGGCTGTGTGCCTGATCTAACCAACTAAAAAAGGAACACAATCATGTCCGCTTTTGCACCGTCATTCATTACCGCTAACCCCCACTTCATGATGCCTGAACTCATCATGCAGTACAGCTTGGCTTCTGGCGCTTTCACCACTTTGGCTGGTGAAAACCCAATGCCTCGCTTGGGCGAAAGCGATCTGTATGTTTATGCGAAAAAGATTCAGCTGACTACCCAAGTCCAAGCTAATCAATCGCAAGTTAACCAACTGCCCAGCGCATCGGTCATTCCTTCGATGATTAGCACCGCTACTTATCGTATGCAAACCCGTGCTCAGTACGATGGTTTCGATGAAGCTGCTACCTCGCACTGGGGTTATGCTTTGCCCGAAGCTATGCGTCTGGCCGCTCGTCAAGGTATCGCCCAACAACTGCGTAATGCTTTGTTGTACGGCTTTAACCCTGCCAACGGCGAAGGCTTGGTAAATACTTCCGGCGCTACTGCCGTTTCTTTGGGCGCTGACTCCAATGGCAACACTGGTTACAGCACTTGGGATTCCGGCCAACTGGCTCAGTTCTTGTTGAACTTGATCGGTTCTTTGAAGGTTCGCACCTTGCAAATCGGTCTGCCTCTGCGCTTGGTGTTCTTGGCTCCCCAACGCTTCATCAGCCAAATCTCCTACTCTGGCGTGGTTTCTTTGACCCAATTCCAACGTGTTGGTGCTGGTGTTGAAACCGCTGCTGGCTTGGTGGAAACCGTGGCTAAATGGGCGGGTGGTGATGACGTTAGCTTCGCTGCTGACGACACCCTGATCGGCCAAGGTTCTGGTGGCGCTGACGCTATCTTGTTGATTGCTCCTGAACTCAAGATTCCTAAGGCTAACGCTAAGATTAACACCAACGTGTTTGCTCAATTGACGCCTAACCAAACTGCTACCTCTTTGATGTTGACGGACGTTTCGGCTCCCACCGAAATTCCTACCCCCATCCCTGATGGCGGCATCACCACTCTGTACACCATGCGTTCGACTTCTGGCTGGGGTATCCGTCCAGAAGCACTGACCGTGTTGTCTGCTGCTTATTGATTTTTAGTCAATGCCAAGAGAGCCCACTTCGGTGGGCTTTTTTGCGTCATAATATATTTTGCTCAAGTGATGCTGAGTGCATTTTTATGAGGGTCAGGGGCCAATCTTAAAAAGGTTGGCGCATCACCCCTGACCTTCACCCTAAAGGGAAAATCCATGTCAAAACTTTATATCGCAAATTGCTCTAAGCAAGAGTTCGATTTCACCTACATGCTGCCCGAAAATGTGCGCCCTTTCATGCACAAAATTCGTGCTGGTAGCCAGATTGAACTTAACCACAACCAAGACGAAACTGATCGAATCATTCAACAGCATTCGCTGTATGGAATGATGGAAGTTGGTAAAATAAAAAAAGGCTTTGGCGGTCTTTGCTATCGTTTGGATAAGCCGATTAGTGTCGAAGCAATCCAAAATGGTTTTACACAAACTGAACAAGAACAGATTGATCGTGCTTTGCAAGCCCGCACCGTCACCGCTGTGGTGCAAGACCAAAAGTTTAGCGAACTTGCCCAACAACGTGGTCTTACGCAAAAAGGCGCATTAGAAATTGAAGTAGTCGAAGAACCTCGTGGTCCCGCCGATACTTCTGAAGGTAAATTTAACGAAACGATTACTGTTGTGAAAGATGGTGGTCCCGCACCTCGCCGTGGTCGTGCCCGAAAGGTATAATCCGTAGTGCAAATGTTCATTTGCTCCTAAGGGTGATTCGCAGTTGCCCCTTTAGCCCCGTAACTGGGGCTTTCTTTTTTTTGGTTTGTGCCTACAATATGCGCCATGCCAGATACAACGCCAACACTTGCTGGGTTTACGACTTGGGTTTATGCCGTGATGGGCATTCCCCTTGCGGCGCTTCCTAATAATGACCCCGGCATCGCTACGGCATATGATTTTGCTATTGAGATGATTCCACCTTGGATGTCCAATCTCAGCCCTGTTATCTATACAGCAACCGTATATAACTGGGGCGGCAGCCAGCTCTTGCAGTGGCAACAAGACCAATCTGGTCAAACTTATTTTGCTACCGCACGGCAAGCCTATGGCATCAATAACTTTGTTGCTGGCGTAGTATCCTCTGCCTCTGATTCAAGCACCAGCGAATCGTTGCAAATCGGTGATGGCTTATCTAACTTGGATTTGGTCAGCCTTCAGCGTATCAAAGACCCTTATGGTCGCCAAGCGATTGCATATTTGCAGCAACTTGGCACGGTTTGGGGGCTTACTTGAAAATCCACCTTGGCGTTATCGATGTGCCAGAACCCAATGGGGTATCGTCATTTGATGTTGCCAACATTTTGGAAGATAAATATGGGTTATTTAGCAACTTTGTTGAATACGGTCTTGACGATCTGGACAAAATTCTGGCAAAAAGTGCAGACGATGCCTTGGCTAGCCTCATGGCAGGTGCGCCCAATGTTGACCCGTTTGCGGACGCAATGCAAGACATTGAGCACTTATTTAAAGAAGATTACCTCTCGCAACAAGGCGTAGAGCGTATTGGTATTAAAGGCGTACCTACTAAAGCTGCGCTAGAGGGCATGAGCCTTCGATTCAAACAGAAAAAAGGACCACGCCGCCCTTCTTTTATTGATTCCGGCGTTTTGCAATCCAGCTTCAAGGCTTGGACTGAATAATGGCAACAGTATCCGAAACCACTGGTGCACCGCAAGAGCTGGCTTCGGGCTTACAGCTTGGCACGACCACAATCAGCGCCAATCAAACGCTGACTTTTGTGCTTTACAAAAGACTGGTTCTGCCAATTGACGGTTATGTGTTTTGGGTCAATGCTAAATCTCTTGCCAAGAAGTCAGCGCAATACGATCTTTCTTCGTTTGACACCACCCCATTGAATGCGCCAACCCCCAAAGGGATAGCGCCTCAAACCTTCAACCAACTTGGCAGCTTGCATTATTCGCAAGAAATATACCAAGAAGAAGACAGCACTTATACAAAGCAATCGGCTCTGTTCACTTCGCTGAATCAGGTAACGCAATTTGCCGCTCTAGCGCCAAGTGAGATGTATATCACCACTTTGCCAAACGGAACATTGATTGCTTTCAATGGGCAGTCTGGCCGTTATACGCAAGCTGGTCTTTGGCATTACAACGGCAGAGCTTTGTATAGCACCGAATTTACTCAGGTCATACAAAGTCCGCAGCAAATCAATCCACAGCTGCAAATCGTCAGCAATAGCTTGCCAATCTGGTTATCCATGAGCAGCAGCAACTTGCCCATTTATCCGAGCTTCTTGTCTGCGCTTAACATTTACCCGCCTTATGTAACCGTAGACATTACGGAGACTTCGGCGATTGGACAATCGCCGTTTTATGGCCCATCGTCAAGCCAAAGTCAATTGGTGTCCGAGAAAGTCAAATTTACTTTTTACGGCACAAACAATGATGCGGTGCTGGACTTCCAGACAATGCTATTGAACAACTCATTGCCCGATGATTCGGCTTACGGCATCCAAAACATGCCTGTGCCAATTGACGATAAAAAAGTTCAATCAGAGTTCCAAATCATTGCTCAGAAAAAGACGATGATTTTGCAGGTCAATTACTATCAAGCAAGATCAAGAAACATTGCTCGACAGCTAATTGAACATGCAGGAATCACTATTACGCCGGAGTCTTTGACATAAGCGTAATAAGCCCTAAAATCCCTATACCTAACCCTCAACTGGAGTTCAATCATGTCCCAAGGCCCACTCGCAGCAACAGTAGCCGTTTATAACAACGGCACAGCTTCCGTTCAAAAACCCGCACAACTTGACGTTGCAAGCAATCTGATCGTTGGTAAAGGTCTGAAGACCGCCAAGAATCTGAGCGCCAGCACTGTGGTTAAAGCTACCGCTGGCCGTGTTGCCCGTGTGAGCGTAATTGTTGCTGGTAGCGGCGCTGGCACTATCAATGATGTTGCCACTACTGGCGGCGCAGCTACTGCCAACGAAATCGCCTCTATTCCTAACACTCTCGGCGTTTACGACATTGATATGCCCTGCACTACCGGCATCGTGTTTGTGCCCGGCTCTGGCATGACAGCTGTCGTGTCTTACTCGTAATTTTTACTAGGGGGCTTTCATGCCAAATATCGTCACTGTATCGGTGAGCCAACAGGTGGCATCTGCCCCTTCAACTCTCCAACGAACTGGCGCTTTGATTTCTCAAGGCGCTACTACGTTATCCGTAGATGGAACGCAATTACTGACGCAAGCCAGTGATTTGGCTACCATCATCAAAACTCCAATCGCAATTACTGGTTTAAGCTGGAGCGGCGGCACTGTTACTGTTACCACTGCTTCTGCTCACACTATTCCTGCCGGTGACACTGTGCTTGGCGTGATTGCTGGCGCTTCGCCAACAAACTACGATGGCACTTTTGCTTGCACTTATGTAAGCCCTACTTCGTTTACATATCCTCTGGCATCAAACCCTGGCACTGAAACAACTCTGGGCACGTTTGAACTTTATTCTGTGGCCGAATTGCAAGCAATGGTTAACACCTTCTTTGCTCAAGGTTCAAGCCAAAGCGTGTATGTGCTTGAGTTGGGCACTGGTACTGCTGCTCAAGGCGTTACAGCTTTGACCAGCTATTTAACCAACCCCACCATTAAGTTTTACTCTTACTTGTTTCCCAAAGTTTGGGATGTCGAATCGACCGCTGCCAACTTGGTTAGTCAATATGATTCAACTACGGCTCAAACGTATTTCTTTGTTACTACTACAACTTCGACTTATACGAGTTGGACTAACAAGAAAAGCGTGTTTGCAATGTTGCAAAGTCCTAGCGCACCTTCTACGGAATTTAGCGCAGCGGCTGTGTTTCATGCCACTTTGTCCTATAACCCTAGCTCCTCCAATTTGGCATCGCCCTTGGCGTTTACCTACTTGTATGGTGTAACTCCTTATGTTTTGAGCAATGCAGTTCAAACCACCATGAAAACTAATGGTGTGAACTGGGTTTCTACTGGCGCACAAGGCGGCATTAACCTTGAGTTGGTTGTTTGGGGCACGACAATGGATTTGAATCCTTGGAATTATTGGTATTCCGTGGATTGGATTTCCATCAATGTGGCTCTCTATTTGTCTGGCGCAGTTATCAATGGCTCTAACAATCCGACCAACCCCCTGTATTACAACCAAGCCGGTATCAACACGTTGCAGAAAGTGGCTCAAGCCACCGTCAACAACGGTATCAGTTTTGGCTTGATTTTGTCGCCCGCTACTGTGAATGCTGTTCCTTTTAGCACTTATGTGCAGCAAAACCCAAGCGACTACTCAACCGGAACATACAACGGTTTGTCTTGCACTTTTGTTCCGTTGCGTGGGTTCGAGTCGATCACGATTTACCTTACCGCCTCGAACATTCCCACCTAAGGAGAAGAATAAATGGCTTCAAATCCTCAAATCTTTCAAGGCACACTCAACCGGCTCCGTGGGTCGGTGGTGTTTGCCGATTACCCACAGCTGCAAGTCACTTCGTCCTATTTGGCAAAAGAAGCTATTTCCATCGCATTCGATGGTGATACCTCTTTGTTGATTGGCACATTGACCGGCGCTGTGACTTCGCCCGAACCCTACACCTACGGCACTGTGACCATTCACTTGCTGCGGACGCAGATTCTGGCAGACCTGTTCAAGCAACAAATTGAAACCGATACCACTATGGGTTCTGTGAACATCATTGGTGATTCGGCCACTTTGAGCAACTTCCAACTTGAGAACTGTATTCTCATGTCGTTGCAAGAAATTACGTTTGATGGCAATCAGGCTGGTCTGATTGTCCGTCTGCGTGGTGTCTACAACATCAATGCTACTTTGTTTGCTGCCGCTTAATATCATTCAGCGGTAAACTATAAGCCTCAAGGGAATTCTCTCTTGGGGCTTTTTAACTGGAGTGATGCCCAATGCGTATCGACAAGAATTTAAACTTTACTTTTCCTATCGAAACGAGCAGCGGGGTGCTGCACGTTTACTCAATTCCAATTAGCCGGAACGTATTTGAACAATACTATGCCGAGTTGGGTGCGGTGTTTACCAAATGCTTTGCTGGTGATGATGCCAAGCACATTGCCTTGACTGCACCGCAGCTTGCCTATCCAGCCCTAAAGAAAGCAAGCCTAGACGCTGGCACTTGGGATACACCAAGTGGTGTTAAAAATGGATTGGTGCAAGAGATAATCCGATTGACTTCTGTGGCCTATGTGACCGACAAAGGATGGGAAACCATCCCTATGGATATTGCCCTCAAACGCAACCTACTGGATGAAGACGCCGAAGCGGAGGTGTTAAGTAACCTAGTTTTCACCTGTGCCATTTCCAAGGTGGCTCCCAAAGCTCTAGCGGGGACATTTTTGGAAATGGCTTCTTCCCTGCGAAGCTGGCAATTTACGTCCTCGGCCTTTACGGAATATCTAAATTCTTTGAAGACATCGACAGAAATAGAACCTACGAAGAAGAAAACATCACGGGTTGTTTCCTCTCCTACCTAGCAGGTGCGGGGTTCGGGGCGCTGATGAAGGAACATGAAGGGCCATACAAAGACTCTCAAGAATTCAAGCAGCGCCATATACTGATGGCTTTGCGTTCGGGTCGCTTTTTTTAGTCAAAGGTGAGAGAATCACGACATGGCAACAGCAAAATCAGTCCTAACGATAGACGTTGAAGACGCTAGTTTTAAGCGTTTTGCTGAATCGTTCAAAAAATTCCAAGACAGCGTTAGCGCCGCCACCAAGGGTGTCAAAGACTTGGGCAGCGAGGGCGCTAAATCTGCACAAAAAGCCAATGTCGCTTGGGAGAAATTCACCAAGGCAATGAAGGACTTGAAGAATAATCTTCACGACAATATCGAAGCCATGAAAGAAATGGCTAGGTGGTCGGGTCAAGTTGCCAGCAATTTCACCAACATTGCTTTCAACGCAGCCAAATGGGTTGCTTTTGGCGCTATTGGCGGTGGTTTTGGATTGGGGGCTTTTGCTGAATCAGTAAGCAGCCGAAGAAAAGAAGCACAAGGTCTTAACGTCACTACCGGCGAACTAAGAGCCGCTGAAGTCAGCTTCAACCGTTATTTTGATACCAAAGCAGTATTGAATAGCTTGGCTAATCTGGCCACCGACAGAAGCAAGGCATACGCTTTTGCTCAGTTTGGATTAACGGGTTATGGCAAGTCTCCGGCAGACCTGCTACCTCAGCTGCTGCCTAAAATCATCGCTGAATTCCAAAAACGTGGCGCAAATCAAGCTGCTTATCAATCTTTGAACCTGCAAGAGTTTGGATTGTCGCCAAATGACATGCGTGTTCTTTTGAAGGATTCGGGCAAAGAGCTTAACGAGGCAATGAAAAAGTTTGCCCAAAACATCGTTAAGTACACGACCTTAGACCAAGAAGATAAAGTAATTCAAGACTTTATGGTCGCTTTGCACGATGCCGGTCAGGTCATTGAAACGGCTCTTGTCAAGGGCTTGCAGCCCATTATGTTACGTTTGCCAGCTTTGTCGGCAGCTGTGGCTGATTTCTTTAAAACGCTGCTCGAAAGCGATGAATTCAAAAAATGGATGGATGAACTGGCCGACAAGATCAGGGATTTCGCCAAATATTTATCGTCCACAGAATTTAAAGAAGACATACAAGCATTCCTAAATGGCGTCAAAAAGATTACCAACGCCATGCTTTGGATTGCAGACCATGTTCCGACCAAAGAAAACTTAAGCCGTAAAGACATAGAGGTTTCGCCTTGGCTCGATTGGTTCATAAAAAAGAACAATCAGCTTTGGGGCGCTGACGAAACCAAACCCGATAAAAACGAACCTGCCGCAAAGAAAGTCTCTTTCAATGCAGACCAAAGCAGAAAAATAGAAACAGCTCTTGGCTTTTTCCAGCAGCAAGGTTTAACACGCAATCAAGCTATCGGGATTGTTGCCAATCTTCAGCGTGAAAGCGGCCTAAATCCTACCGCTCAAGGCGACCTTAACAAAAAGACCGGCGAATACGAAGCCTACGGTATCGCTCAATGGCACAAAGACAGGCAAGAGGACTTTGCCAAAGCATTTGGTCATTCAATCAAGCAATCAACGATTGAAGAACAAATGAAGTTCGTGCTGTACGAGTTGCAAAACAAAGAAATTAGATACGGAGAAATGCTCAAGAGTGCTGTATCGCCAACACAGGCAACAGCCGCTTATTTGGCCTCTGAACGTCCGCAAGATAGAACTGGTGAGCTTGCACAACGCAACGCTATTGCCATTTCCATCAACAACAATACTGGTGGCAGCGCAGTTGTTTCTGCCTCTCAACTTGGGACAGCGCAATGATCTCATCTGGACTTGCACAATTTCAGCAAAACTACGAACTTTGCCCAATCTTTCTGATTAACGGCATAGCTCAAAGTGGCGGTCGTGCGCCCATTACTGACTACACCCAAAATGGGAATACACCAGCTAACGCCAATGATTACTTTGCTCGGTTTCGGCCAATGCCCGGAAGCACATTGGAATCTTGGGGTGTCGCAGAATATCCGCTTGCCGCTTTGACTGTTGCAGCCAACGCTACGGTGCAACAGCCGCTCAACATCAGCCTCATGATGCAATGCCCAGCGCAGACTACTTTTGGAAATACTTATTCCAATAAGTTAAACATCATGACATCGCTGAAAAACACTTTGGACAACCACATCCTTCAAGGCGGGTGGTTTGAGGTGCATACTCCAGCTTATGTGTATCAAGGATGCTTGCTTACATCGCTCAAAGACATTACTGGCTCTGACACCAAACAAGTCCAAAGCATTTATCAATGGGACTTTTATGTTCCATTGATTACTCAAGCGCAGTCGCAAAGCATTCAAACATCGGCCATGTCTCGATGGACAAAGCAGTTGCCAGTTACTGGACAGCCAAACTACAACACCAGCGTGTATGCGCCTAGCTGAACATGACGACTTACATTAAATTCCAACCCTCTAACACAGCAAATTTTCAATTCAACGCCGTGTTGGATGGTGTCACCTATGCTTTAACGGTGAACTGGAATTTGTTTGGTCAAAGATACTATTTGTATTGCACCGATTTGGTGGGTAACGTCAAATTCAATGTTCCGTTTATTGCATCTCCTGTTGGCTATGACATCAATTTGGCCGCAGGATACTTTAAAACACCAATTATTTATCGAGCCAGCACCCAGTTTATTGAGGTGGGCTAATGCGGTATTACGACTTAAAAATTGTCGATATAAACCCTGATGGTTCAGGTTCGGGCAAAGTTCTTCAGCAATACACCAGCACTGTTGATGGAACCGTCAACGGCATAAACAACGGCGCTGCGCTCAAGATTGAGTTCGACATACCTGTTGCTTCCTACAATTCACCTATGGGCGGCACATACATAAAAGTATGGGGCGTTAACTTTTCTGACATTTCGGCCACCAAGAATTGGACAAATAAACAGATTCAATTTTCGGCTGGATTGAACAAAGGCCTACCCCTTGCAAACGCAAGCCAAGCAGGTTTGATGTTTGTGGGCAGCGTCCTGCAAGCGTTTGGCAATTGGCAGGGAACGCAACTTAGCCTAGATATTCTGGTTTACGCTGGTGGCGGCACACCTAATGCGCCGTTGAACTTAAGCTGGAATTGGATTAAGGGACAAACAATGGAGGCCGCACTTAACCAAGTGCTGACCCTTGTTTTTAAGAAATCGCCAACAATCAACATTAGCCCTGATCTTGTTTTTACCGAAAACCAACCAGGGTTTTACATAGACTTAAATTCTTTGGGTAAGTACGTTTACGCTCAGTCGCTCAAAATTATCAACAATCCGTCCTACAACGGTGTCCAGATAGTCAATAACCAAGGCAACATTGCTGTTTTTGACAACACCAAAAACGTAAACGAAGCCACGCAAATAGATTTGAACGACTTTGTATCTCAACCAACTTGGATACAACAAAACGAAATTCAAATGGATTTGGTTTTAAGGGCTGACTTACAGGTGGGCGACTTCCTTACTTTGCCTCCCTATACAAACCCAATCAATACGGCTCAAAGTTACTCCATCTACCGCAACGATTCGGCTTTTGATAGCACCACATCTTTGCAAATTCAACGCATCAGGCATCTTGGCAACTCACGCCAGCTTGACGGAAATAGTTGGAAAACGGTGGTCAATTGCACTTACATAAGTACGGGGTCATAAATGTCAGGCAACGTAACAAAAACCCCATTTGGTCAAACAATCAATGCGTTTACGCAAAGAACGATTGACGAAAACTACAACATCCAAGGGCAAAGTCTGCCTTGCTCAGTTGTTGCCGTAGATAAAAACATTGTCACTGTCAACTTTGAGGTAGTGCAAAACAGCGGGTTCACTATTCCGCAAGTTACCATGCCCATAGCCGAAAGTTTGTATGCACAGATGCCGGTTCAAGTAGGCGACAAAGGTGTGGCTGTATCAGCTTCAGTCCGTCTGGGGGGCATTAGCGGCCTCGGGACAGGTCAAGCACCATTGACACCGCCAAGCAATTTAGGCGCATTGTTTTTCGTTCCAATTAGCAATTCTGAATGGACTGTTGACGATACGACTGCCTACCGGCTGCGCTCGGCAAACGGCAATGCAAAAGTGACAATAGGCAATTCATTGATTACGCTGTCTCTTGGCGGCACTTCAATCACCCTAGACGGAACAAACGTAAACATTAACGGAACTTTAATTATTAACGGAAAAGCCTACCTTGCACACAAACATAGCGGTGTTAAGGCTGGTTCTGACGTTAGTGGAGGTGTAGCATGAGAACTTACGGCACAGATGCCGATGGAAATTGGGTCGAGGTTCAAACTGACGCCAATGGCGAGAATGGCTACGTCTGGCTTACAGAGCTGGTCGAAACTTTGCTCCTCAATCAAGGCGAAAACCCTTTTTACGCCAATAGAGGAATTCCAGCTATTCAATCTGTTCAAACACAAATTGCGCCTGATTCAGCTATGGCATTGACGCAAAGTCAGTTCTCTCAGTATTTCGCCAATTTGGTGATTACGAGAATACCCAGCACTTTAAACCCAAAGTACCAAGTTAACGCAATTTTGTTGTCTGGCACTATCTATCAAGCCACAATAGCAACCTGAGGTAAAAGTCATGACCATTGAACTTACAAACCCTTACACAGTCACGCCACCGGCAACTTTGGCAGCAGAAGCATTTGCTATTGCAGAGTCTTTGTCTCCCGGCATCACAAGCCTACCTGCTAATCTTATTGGAGACATGAACGCCACTTCCGCTGGCTCTCTAGCGGTTGCACAATCAGCGTTGGTTGATCTTGTTAACTCTGTAAGCCCCTATACGGCAAACGCACCAATTCTCTATCAACTTGGCAACGTGTACGGCGTGCAACAAGGCATTGGCAGCAATACTTCGGTTTACGTTGTTTTTTCTGGAACGCCCGGATTTGTTATCAATGTTGGTTTTACGGTATCTGATGGCACTTATCAATACACTGTGCAAGACGGTGGCATCATCAATGAATTTGGAGTGACGCCAGCTTTGTATTGCTTGGCTACTGTGTCCGGCTCTTGGGCAATTACGGCAAATTCTGTCCAACAACTAATTACATCCGTTCCATTCGGAATTAACGTAACTTGCACCAATCCCAATACAGGCATTCCGGGCGCTGCCGCTCAATCTTTGGCTGATTATCAAGCTCAAGTTATTCAAGCTGGTCAAGCCGTTTCTACTGGCATTGGCACTCTGGTTCGGACTGCTTTGCAAAATGTTACCGGCGTTCAAGCCCGATTGATTTCGTTTAGGCAAGTTTCTGCTGGCTGGCAAATTTTGGTAGGTGGTGGTGACCCCTATGCAGTGGCAAATGCCATATATCAATCAATGTTCAACATTCTTGATTTGCAAGGTGCGGCCAGCATTGGCTCCACAGAAACTATCACAATCAATGACTATCCTGATGCCTACACCATTAAGTATGTGATTCCTACGGCTCAGAATGTCACTATGACGGTCAACTGGACTACCATTGCTGGCTCAAACTTTGTGGCAAATTCTGTGGTCACAGCTGCGGCTCAACCGGCTATTGCGGCTTATGTAAACAGCATTTATGTTGGCAAGACCATGAGCTTGCTGGAACTGCAACAGACTTTTATAGAAGCAACTGCAAGCATCTTAGACCCTACGACTTTGGCAAATTTAACCTTTACCGTGCAAATTAACGGTATGGGTGTTGAACCCTCTGGCGTTTTGTTTGCTGGCGACCCAGAAGGCTTTTTCTTGGCTCAATCAAGCGGCATAACTGTGGTTCAAGGCTAATATGTTAACGCAACAGATACCCGCCTATCCTTATCAGCAATATGCGTCTGATGAAAACATCAACGCATTCTTTGAGGCATATAACCAGCTAAGTCAGCAAAATTTGGACGCCATAAACAGCGTTCAATTGCCTATTTTTTTGAATCAAAACGGCGACTTATTGGATTGGTGTGCGGCAGGTATTTACGGTGTTTTTCGTCAACCGCTTTCTAGCGGCACTTTTAGACCTGTTGGCCCTTACAACACTTATGGCATGAATGTCCAGCGGCTTGAAGAATACAAGCTAATTGAAAATGCCAAGACATTTAACCCAACTGATATTATTTTTCAACGCATTGTGCAATGGAACACGTTTAAGGGTGACGGTTACCAATTCACAATTCGTTGGCTAAAACGCCGTGTTGAACGGTTTTTAAGTGGTCAAATTTTCCCTGACCAAACTTATCAAATCAGTATTCAATTTCCCAGCCAATACGTTTGCAACATTGTTTTAAGTAGCGCCGTTAGAACGGTTCTTGAATCAGCCGACTATAACGTGCCCAATTACAACCAGTTAGGGGCAGCATTTAACTACGTTAAGACCGAATCATCCAACCCTACGCCAATGGCTTACGCAGCCGACCTTCAAGCTGCTGTTGCTTCTGGTATTTTGTTGCTGCCTTTTCAATACACATTTAACGTGGTGATCTTATGAATTCACAGTTTTTATTCGCCAACAATGCCAGCACCACGTTGGCTGCGCCTATCACTTCTTCGGCAGTTCAATTTACTGTTTATCCGGGTCAAGGACAGCTGTTCCCAAGCCCTCAAAACGGCCAAGTATTTACGGTCACGATTACATCCGCTTCTACACCGAACTTGATGGAGATCATGTATTGCACCGCCAGATATGGCGATCAATTCACGGTTATTCGGGGTCAAGAAGGAACCACGGCTCAATCTTGGAGCGGCGGCGATTACGTCAACAACTTTATTACTGCTGGCACGGCTGCGACTTTTGTTCAAAGCCCCAATACTTTGACGCCCGGCACTTATGGCTCCTCGGTTCAAGTTCCTGTCATCACCATCAACTCTACCGGCGGTATTACAGCCATTTCTCAGGCCAATACCACCACCAATACCTGTCAAGGTGGCTGGAACGCCTCGACCAACACGCCAACTTTGACTTCTAGTGTTGGCACAGTTGGTTACTATTATTTTGTGACTGTCGCTGGCAATACCAACCTGAACGGCATTTCCACTTGGAATGTGGGCGATCAGGCCATTTTTGCCAATGGTCAATGGTTCCGATTGATTGGCAACACCACCAATGTGTTTGGCAGCTTGACCGTGACCGGATTGAGCGGCTTGATGTATGCCAACGGTACATCGCCCATTTCTAATGCCACTGGCGGTCAAATTGTCACCGCTATCGGCAACACGCCTATCGCCAAGGCAACGTCAATTGATGGCGGTGCGGCCAACCAAATTGCGGTTCAGTCTGGCACTGGGGCAACTACATTTATTCCAGCGCCAACAATTGCCAACACTTACCTCTATTGGGGTGGGGCTAGTTTCCTTTGGGGTTCTGTGGGCACAGGGCCAGGGACTACCGGTCAGTACATCACTTTCAACAATACAGGGTCTGGCGCTGGCTCTGGCGTGATATTTAACGGTGGTACAGCCCAAACCATCAGCTACAACACAATCGGCGCTCCTAGCACCGCTGGTGTTGGTGCAACCGGCACTTGGGGTATCAGCATTTCTGGCAATGCCCTGACCTCATCAAAAGCCAATAACGTGGCCGCTGGTGTTGCCAATCAAATCGTTTATCAAACCGGCTCCAACAGCACAGGGTTTATCCCTGCTCCCACAACGTCTGGCACATTCTTAGAGTGGAATGGCTCTGGATTCGTTTGGGCAGCAGCTGGCGGTGGCGGTGGCGGCATTACCCAATACGCCTTGACCATGAACAATTCGGGCACTGGTGTTACTTCCGGCTCGTCTTTTAATGGTTCAGTGGCTCAAACTTTGAGCTACAACACAATCGGCGCACCTAGCGTCACCGGAACCAATGCCACTGGCACTTGGGCCATCTCGGTGACAGGTAGTGCGGCCACCGCCACGACTGCGAACAATGTGGCTGGCGGTGCAGCTTCTCAGTTGCTATATCAAAGCTCGGCTGGTTCAACCGCTTTTGTGTCTTCGCCCACCATTAACGGCACAGTTTTGACTTGGAATGGCTCCACATTTGTTTGGACATCTCCAAGCGGAACAGTTGCCAATTCCATTACTTTTAACAATGGCGGCACTGGTGCAACCAGCGGTTCATCGTTCAACGGCTCAACACCTTTGACGATTAGCTACAACACAGTCGGTGCGCCCAGTGCTTCTGGAGCCAATGCCTCTGGTACTTGGGGCATCTCTATTTCTGGCAATGCAGCCACGGCCACTTCTGCCTCGACTGCGGCCACCGCAACATCTGCAACGACTGCCACCACAGCCACGACTGCCTCCAACATTGCTGGCGGTGTGAACAATGAAATTGTGGTGCAGACCGGCGCTGGCACAACATCGTTTATTGTTGCCCCCACCACGGCCAGCACCTATTTGGAGTGGAACGGCACGACATTTGTTTGGGCCACTGTTTCCAGCGGCTCAGTTGCCAACCCTGTTACTTTCAATAATTCGGGTACTGGAGCCACTTCTGGAACGACTTTTAACGGTTCATCTGCTGTTACTGTCAGCTACAACACTTTGGGCGCTCCAAGCATCACAGGTGTGAATGCTACTGGCACATGGTCTATCAGCATCTTGGGAACAGCGGCCACGGCCAACAATATCGCTGCCGGAACTGCTGGTGCGGTGCTTTATCAAAGCTCGGCAGGAACCACTGCGTTTTCTTCTGTTGGCACAACTGGGCAGCTTTTCACCTCCAATGGTTCTGCCACCCCAGCATGGACATCGCCTTCTACGCTGACAGTTGGCACAGCATCAGTTTCTAATGCAATTTCTAACTCTGGCGGCTGGTCAGTTACGCCATCTGGGACTAAACTCTACTTTAGCTACAACGGCACGAATGTGGCCTCTTTGGATTCATCGGGCAACTTCATCGCTCTCGCTAACGTCACTGCATACGGAACACCATGAGCATTCAATACCTATTTGCCAATAACGCCTCTACCACCCTAGCTTCACCAATCAGCGCATCGTCTACGACGATTTCGGTGTACCCAGGCCAAGGGGCATTGTTTCCTAGCCCCACCTCGGGTCAAGGTTTTACTGTCACTCTGACAGATGCGGCAACAGGTAAATTGACTGAAATCATGCTGTGTACCAACCGTACCGGCGACACCTTTACTGTTACTCGGGCGCAAGAGGGAACCAATGCTTTGGCTTGGGGCGCTGGCGATTTTGTCAACAACTTCGTGACTGCTGGCTCTGCGACCAACTGGATTCAGTCTTCTGCTTTTGGCAGTCCTCCCGGCACTTATGGCACGGCCACCCAAATCCCAGTTCTGACAGTGAATGCCAGCGGCCAATTGACCGCCATTTCGACTGTGACCACCACTGCCAACTATTGCGCTGGTGGCTGGAACGCTGCAACCAACACCCCGACTTTGGTGTCTAGCATTGGTCAAAACGGCCAATACTATGTGGTGACGGTTGCTGGAACGACCAATTTGAACGGGTATGACAACTGGCAAATTGGTGACCAAGCCCTGTTCGCTAATGGTGCATGGCTTCGTGTTGCCGGTTCAGAATCGGCTGCTTTCCACGACATTACTGTCTCTAGCCTGACAGGTTATATGTATGCCAATGGCTCGTCATTGGTGACTGCTTCGCCAACAATCCCCAATTCTGGTTTGGCTCATAGCACCATTACGGTGAATGGCACGACTTTGACTTTGGGGGATGTGGGTGACACCATTACGGCCAATACGCCCAATGCGGTTACTTTTAACAACTCTGGCTCTGGCACATCGTCAGGAAACAGTTTTAATGGTGGCACGGCCATTACAGTGAGCTACAACACCATTGGAGCGCCAAGCGTTACAGGTACAGGCGCTTCTGGCACTTGGGGCATTGGCATCACTGGCAATGCTGCCAGCGCCACAGTTGCCACCAATTTGCAGGGCGGCTCTGCCTATGCTTTGCCTTATCAGTCTGCTGCTGGCACGACTGCTTACTTGTCGGCTGGCACGGCTGGTTATGTTTTGACCACCAACGGCACAGGCTCGGCTCCAACTTGGACTTCTGTGGGCAGTGCTGCTGTGACCACATTTAATGCTGGCACAACTGGATTTACGCCAAGCACGGCCACTTCTGGTGCTATCACCTTGGCTGGCACTTTGAATGCAGCACATGGCGGCACAGGTGCGACCTCGTTGACAGGCTATGTCTATGGCAATGGCACTGGCACAATGACTGCCAGCGCAACCATACCTACAACGGCACTCAGTGGCACGATCACCAATTCCCAGTTGGCGAACTCTAGCATTACGGTCAATGGTACTAGCATTGCTTTGGGTGGCAGCGGAACGATTACTGCCGCAAATCCCAACGCCCTTACTATTGGTGCTGGACTTTCTGGCGGCTCATATGACGGCTCCAGCGCAGTAACAATTGCAAATACTGGTGTATTAACTTTTTCTGGCGGCACAACTGGCCTAACCCCATCAAGCGCCACTAATGGTGCTGTGACACTCGCTGGAACACTTAACGTGGCAAACGGCGGTACAGGTTTGACCTCGTTGACTGCTGGGTATATTCCTTACGGCAATGGAACTGGTGCATTTGCCTCCAATTCTGGTTTCACCTTTATTGGCACTACTTTGACTTCTCCGGTTTTGGTTGTTAATTCAACAACCAGCACCACGCCAAATTTGACTTTTAATGCCAGCAACTCCGGCATTACATCTGGCGCAACAATTGCAAACAATTATTTGCAAACGGTCATTCAAAACAAATCCGGTACTTCTGGCGCATCGACCAACTACGTTTTGTCTAATGATTTGGGTACTGATTCGTCTTATTACGGCGAATTTGGTATGAATTCTTCTGGTTTTACGGCCAGCGGAACCATTCCTGATTTTTACTCAATTAACAACGGCGTGTATTTTTCAGGCCATGATGGTGACATTTCTGTTGGCTCGGGCAATGGGTATAAGTTGTATTTCCCTTGGGGGTCTACTGGCGCATCGGCTCACGTTATCAATGCGTCCGGCGCTTTGGGATTTAGCACCAATCGAGGAACAAGTGCGGCAACCTCTGGAACCACAGGTTATGGCACATCTGGTCAGGCTTTGGTGTCTGGCGGCTCAAGTGCTGCACCATCTTGGCAAACTTTGCCTACCAGCGGTGGCGGTACTGGGATTTCAAGCTATACAGCCAACCAAGTTTTATATGCATCAAGTACAACCACTTTAGCTCAGTCTGCCAATTTGCAGTTCAATGGTACGACTTTAACTGTTGCCAATGACGCCTCTATCCACGGACTGACTGTGGGTCTGGGGGGAGGTAGTGTT